GTTTCTGTAGACACATCATCAGTGAACATCAAGTCGCCTTGAAGAACGCCTTTGATACCCAACTTAGAAAGTTCTGCAAGTGATACTTTAAACTTTGCATTCAGTGTACCAGATAAATCTGCATCAATCTCTGCATTAGATTTGTATAGTTTTGGTTCTTTATTGAATACTGATTTCTTTGCAACGAAAAACCTACCATCTTCTGGGTCAACACCAGCAAAGATTGCAGGAGCGCCGTCCCACTTAACCGTCATGTTTACAGAACTACGACTTGAACCAGCCAACATGTCACGCAATGACTGAACAAAGTTAATTGCTGCTCGTCCACCAGTAACACCAAAGTTGAGGATTTCGTCCTCAATGTGTTCTAGGTGAAGGTTCTTACCAGCCTTATCTTCTGTAATAAATGAACTAAACTTTAACATTACATCGCCTTTAAATGTACACAAGAATCTTCTGATTCTGATTTTGCGTATCTGTATGCAAGCTCTAAGAACTTTTGTTCTTTGCCTGATAGTCTGTTGAACATGAAAGTAACAAGATACTTAGACTCCAACCAGTTACTATCTTTCTTACCAAGTTTCTTTTTAAAATCGTCAAGTGTTACTTTTGCATCTTCTCCAGCTGAAAGATATTCAGAATAGAACATTTCAAAAAACTTATCGTTCTCTCTTTTAATCATATCAGTAACAGACTTCCTTGTTGGAAACTCAGTTACACCAGCACCCTTTAGAACTTTTCCTATAGGACTAGTTATACCACTGTCTCCACTCAACTTACCATGTTTGGCTTGTTTACCGATAATCTCTGCCTGAAATGCAGGGAATGTTCTGAACTGCATTTCAAGTCCGTCTGCACCAAAAATGTATCCGTCTTTAGAACTAAAGAAGTCTCTCTTACCTAAAGTTCTTTTTGTAAATCTTGGTGCCTTAAATGGTTTCTTATAGTTAATCTGTTTGAACTTTACCTTTGTGGTTTTCTTCAAAGAGATACCCATGATATCTCTAGCAGCATATGCCTTCATAAGTTCTTGGTTAATGTATGGAAGTGCTGGGTTCCCACTGAAATCATAGTTACTCAGTTTGGTATCTTGTACTATCCAAATGTCAGCAGGAGTCCACTTGTTTACATTTGTAAAATAATCCTGTCCAGAATTCTTAAACAAGTTCTCAATCATTTCCACGAAAGCTGAACCTCTGTGAAAACTGTATTGGTTTCTACCCAATGCACGATACAAACCTTTAGCTACTGAAATGGAAGAAACAACCCAATCTTGTGTCAACCCTTCAATCTCTTCCCAACTAGCATCAACCTTCACTTGGTTGTATGCCGCTTGTAGTTCCAACATATTGAAGTCTGTTTTTGGATTATTCCAAATCGCTTGACAGTACACACATTGTGCAGATTCAGCAGCACGAGTTCCAGATGAACCGCCACCAGAACCAGAACCACCACCAAACATTTTGGTTTTCTGAATTTGTGTAATTCTTAGGGATTTGCCGTTAGATGCTATGAATGAAGGTTTGCCAGAAGGAAATGCAGTATCAAAGTCATCGTTATCAAATGCAACCTTTAGTGCGTTATCAGACCATTGAATAGATACCTCACCCTCATCTGTGGGTATCTTTGTTGTGTTGTCAATGATGGATTGAAGTATGGCCTTGTTATCACGTTTTGCAATATCTGCTTTCTTCAGATTCGCTTCTGTTAACTCAGAATAAGAATTCTGAATTCTTTCTACATGTGATACTTTGGTCGTGTCAACTGGATTCAGTTGACGATAATACTTTCTGATAGACATTTAGCACAGTTTCCATTCATACAAATAATTTCAATACTATTTATATAACACGGTTACTCTAAAATGTCAATATTGCCCTTCATAAAATTAGGCAATGGTACATTTCCAAAAGGTTTAGTTTGTGTAAGTTGCTCTGAGAACAACTCAGCATCCTTCTTCTTTCTAAATGTACGCACGATATCATTAGTGGGAAATTCTACAACTTCCCACTTTCTACCGTTTTGCTGTACAAAATAATATATTTTCTTATACTTTGATGTCCGAAAATTTCTCATAAGCCTTGTTCTTTCCAAGACCCACTCCGAAAGTCGATTTATCAAATGCTGGGGTGTCATCCTCTTGTCCACTGTCAATAATATCATCTTGCGCCTCTTGTTCACAGTCGTATAGTTTCATTCTTGCTCTATCAATACCGACAACAAATCGTTTGTTTGCGCCAGGATCGTTGTATCTATTCTTTAACTGTTTAACCATTAACTGGTTGAGACTTTCCAAATCTTCCGTTGATATGAGAGCAAACATGAGGTCAGCAGTAGCAGGTAAACCAAAACTTTCTGACGTATCTTCCAGCCCAATGTCGCTGTTGGCATACCCCCCTCTAGTTGTTTGTGTCGCTGACATAATAGGTACATTATTTTCCACTGCAAGCCCTCTAAGTTCTTCGGCAATGGCTTTGATGTAAAAATATGATCCGACATTTGCATTCCCCTTAAATCGTGATGAGGCACAGATGTTAAGATAGTCAATAAAGATAATATCTGGTCTAAATGACTTCTTCAGTGCCAACTCCTTAATCAAACTTCTGAAATGTCCTGTATGTGCAGATGCAGTAGGATATTCTTTGATAATTAACTTTCCGTTAGTCTTTGTTTGTATTTTTGAAAGTCGATCTGTAAACATCTTCTTTGGTAACTCGTGCAAGTCATCCATTGTGATATTCATCAAGTTTGCATCAATACGTTCTGCAATTCGTTCTTCTGCCATTTCTAAAGTAATGTACAGAACATTTTTCCCTTGCATGAGAGTAGATGCAGCGACATGACACATAAAGAGAGACTTACCAACGCCAGTACCAGCAAGAGCAATGTTAAGTGTCTTTTGAGGTAATCCACCCTTAGTAATCTTGTTGAAGTATTCCAAATCGAATTCAATTTTTTCTTCTTTCTTGTGATAGAACTCAAATCGTTCATCACCGTTTTCTACATAGTCGTGTCCTACGTTCTGATCGAAAGCAACCGATAGTGCCTCAGACAGAATGGACGGTATAGCTTCGGCGGTATGTTCTTTATCTTTTCCTTCGATAATCTGAATACCGCTAAGGATTGCATTGTAGACTGCTTTATCCTTGCAAAACTTTTCTGTTGTATCCACCAGCCATTGCATATCAACATCTGCATCAGACAAGGTTTCAACAATGTTAACAACTTTCTTAAATTGTTCTTCTGTTAAATCTTTACGATTGTCCAGTTCAATGGACAAAGATTCTTTTGTTGGTTGATTTCCATATTTTTCAATAAACTTGGAAATCTCTTCAAACACTACACGTTCATGTACGTCTGAAAAATACTCTGGTTTTATAAAAGGAAGAACCTTACGAGCATAAGGTTCATTCTTTACGAGATTAGATAGTGTTGTTCTTTCAATTGTCTGTATTGACATATTGTAAATTATCTTCCTTAAGCTGTCGTTCTAAGATAACTGTAAGAACATCTCCAATGAGATTCTTAAAGTCCATATCTTCTTGTAATTGTTCTTCTGTATAACTACCTGAGTATATCACATCATAGTGAAATGTCAAGGGCATTTCACCACTTTCTGTTTCTTCACCAAACTCCACTTTACCATACTTATAAATGATGTTCTGATAATCACCAGCAGTAGACAACAATTTAATGCCAGTCCACTGCTCTCCTTCTTGTTTTGAAGAAACGTACTCAAAGCATCTTTCTAAATCAACCCTCGTCAACTGCATCTTCAATCACCTCTTCTTCTACTACCTTCTGTCCGTATTTAAATTCTTTACTTGCGGCTTCATCCAACTGTTGCATAATCTCTTCAGTAAAGAATTTCTCTGGTTGATTGTTGATTGTCTTACCAAATGTTTTAGTTCCATCAGGCAACTCAATACGAGTAGAAACAGATTTAAAGATACCATACTTCAATGCAAGTTCAAGCAAACCATAGTAACGGTCAAGTCCACGTTCATACATCAGACGAACATCAACCATCTTGTTTTCAATAGTCAAACGAGACTTTGCATTCTTACAGTGAATGATGTTACCAACAACCTCAGTTCCATCTTTCTCTTTCTTCTTAGAAAGATATACGATTGATGATGCAGCGTATTTCAAACCAGAACCGCCACCCATTTCTTTGGTTGGGAACATTGAACCAACAACATCATATGTATGGTTTGTCACAACCATTGGAACCTTTGCCTTACCAAGTTTCAAAGTCAACACACGAAACGCAGCCTTGAGAACTTGTGCCCGTGTCATATCACGAGTTTCTTTACCTTCACTTGTGTCCTCTACTTCTTTTGTTGTAGACAACATACCAAGTGAATCTAAACACAACATCATTGGTTTTCTGTCTGCTTCGTTCTGTTGCAGATATGCATCCAATACTTTAATTGCTTGTGTACGAAACTCTTGTACAGTTGTCACTGGAAGGATAACCATACGAGAAGGGTCGATACCACGATCAACAACCATCTGTTGTGTAATCGCACTCTCTGATTCAAAATACAGAACACCAGCTTCTGGATTTGCATCTAGAAACTGTTTTACCATACCCATCACAAAGAATGTTTTACCAGTTGCAGATTCACCAGCAACCGCAGTAATTTTATTTGATGGCAATCCACCATAGATACTGCCACTCAGTAGTGCATTGAAAATGTAACTACCTGTATCAATAAACGAGTCTACATCACCAGCCTCTACACCTTCTGATACAAGTGCAGCATATTCGTTGCCTGCTGTCTTGGCAATATCTTTTAGA